TTGATAAAATAAATGAAAGAGATGAATTTAAAATTGAATCAGCAGAGTGGTCAAAAAATATCACTATCAAAGAAGCAGAAGATGCCATTGACGAATTGCTCAAGCGAGCTGGAGATGAGTTCCAAGGATTCATTGAGCAGTGCCTCGAATACGAACCAGATGACGATGATGAAGAGCTCTCTTGGTTTGTTTAGCAAGTACCAAGTTGAGCGATTCTGGACATCATTCAACCACGATTTATACAACAGAATTTGTGAAATTAAAATGCAAGAGATATGAGATTTAAACTGACATACCACATCGGAACCAAGGTGATTCAAGAGTGGATATTCACAAGCAAAAGTTTGTGCTACTGGAAAAAGATGGACTTGATAGAGTCTGGAATGTTTAACGATGGTAAATTCAAGGTGTCACCATGTTAAGGGTATTGGTAGCTTGTGAAGAAAGTCAAGCGGTAACAAAGGCATTCAGAAAATTAGGTCATGAGGCATTCAGTTGTGACTTATTACCATGTAGCGGTGGCCATCCAGAATGGCATTTTCATCAATCGGTATTTGAAGTGATTGACAAGGGATGGGATTTGATGATTGCTCACCCTCCTTGCACTTATCTTGCTGTAAGTGGAGCAGGTTGGATGTACAACAAGGATGGCTCAAGAAATGAAGAGAGATATAAGAATCAAATGGATGGACTTGAATTCGTGCATCAACTTATGGATGCAAATATTCCAAGGATTGCCATTGAAAATCCCATAAGTGTTATATCAAGTTACATCAGAGAGCCCGACCAAATTATACATCCTTGGCAGTTTGGTGATGAGGCGAGCAAGTCCACTTGTTTATGGCTTAAAAATCTACCTCAATTGAAACCAACCAAAATTGTGGGTAAAGGTGAGATGAAAGAATGGATTGATAGCAAAACCGGAAAGAAAAAAAGACAAGCATTGTGGTATTATGAAGCATTGCAAAAAGCCAAAACACCACAAGAACGCAGAACACTTCGAAGCAAAACATTTCAAGGGATAGCTGATGCAATGGCTGACCAATGGAGTAACTTGGAAGGTATAGGAATTCAAAAAAATATATTCGATTACTTATGACCAAAGAACAAAAACTTCTCGCACTCTGTGGGGTGCTTCCAGTACTCGGTGACTTCATCGAGGATTTAAACGATCAGCGAGTATTCAAGCAAGTAATCAAGCAGAAAGCGAATATGCTACTGGAAGAGATACAGCGAACAGATGCCACCATCCTTGCTGGAGGGAACATGGACATCTACCAACAACAAATTGAGATACAACAATCATTTCGCCAATGGGTGGAGCAAAACTTTTAACCATGACAAGCAGAGAAAAAATTGAGAAAATCAGAGAGGTCATCAAAGAATATGAACTCGATAAGCCAGGAAGGCAGCGAGGCAAGGTGTACATGAGATTCTATCTGTTCAACTTGCTGAAGCGTGAGCAGTTCAATCGAGTGGAAACTGGTCAAGAGTTCAATATGGCACACTGCACAGTGGTGCATGGACTCACCCAGCATGACAACCTTAAAAAAGATAAGCTCTATATTCGATACACCCAGCATCTGCGTGACATCTTCGAGGGAGTGGATGAGGAAGAGATTTCACTCAACAAAGCACAAGACCTCAAGGCCGATGTATTGAAGTGTGAGAACTTCTGGCAGATGGTAAAAATCCAGAATGATATCAAGGATGGATTGTATGGCGATGTGACGGTATGACGAATCTCTTTATTAGCTGACTGCTGTAATATTACAAAAAAGCTCAATGGCAAAAATATTTTTGAAGCGTCACCGTCACGCAAAATCGTTAAGTAAATAAAAGTCAGCGAGTTAAGTGTTTTGATTTGCATATTTATCGTCACGCATCGTCATAAAATGACCTATTATCGTCACGAATTCGTATCTTTATAGTCCTAAAAACATCAAGTAAATGAAATTTTCAGTATTTAAAAACCTATTTAACAGCAAAGAAACACCTTTTGAATTGTCAATCCACGAGGTGTACAATCGAATCAGACTTGGCAACCCCGAGCTGATTAAGAAAATCCAATCCATTCGCTCATTGGATAAGAATGATCCAGAGCATGACCGCTTAAAGTCATCGCTGAATGCCATCATGTTCAATGGTACCTTCACAGAACGCAATGACAACAGTCTGGTTGAACACTCTGGACTCTGCATCCTTGACTTCGACCAATATCCATCCAAGAAAAAGATGGCTGAAGAGAGACAGCGACTCATCGATGACCCTCATGTGATGATGGTGTTCACCTCTCCTTCTGGAAACGGTCTCAAGGCAGTCATCAGAATACCCAAATCAGATAAGGTGGAGCACAAGCGGAGATTCAATGCTTTTGGAAGATACTTCCAGAGCGAGTACTTCGATACAAAGAACAGTAATGTCAGTCGAGTATGCTTCGAATCCTTTGACCCTGACATCTATTTCAATGAGTTCTGCCAGGAATTTACATCCATCGAGCAAGACCAAGGATTCAGCTTCACTGAACGCACTCCAATCTGCGTGCTGTCGGATGAGGATAAAATCATCAGCTTGATTGAGAAGTTCGACCATGGGTGTCAGTTTGTGGAAGGCAGTCGCAATGAGTTTGTGTTTAAATTAGCAGCTGTGCTCTGCGAGTATGGCATCCACAAGGATACATCAGAGCAGTACATATGGACAAAATATGTCCAAGGCAGCGACTTCAGTGAGCAAGAGATGGTAACCACCATACGATCAGCATATAAAAAAGCATCGTTTGGAATGAAGTACTTCGAGGATAAGGATACCTTCCAGCGAGTCAGACAGAAAATCAAGAGCGGAGTCACCGATGATGAAATCAAAAAGCAGTTGAATGTCAGAGAGGATGTCATCGAGGACATCAAGAAAGAGATTCAGACTGGAGATGATATCTTTTGGTCGGTGAATGAAAAGAAAGGCATCAGCATCGAGCCGATGAAGTACGCTGAATTCTTGGTTAAGAATGGATTCAACAAGTACTATCCAGAGAACGCAGAGAAACCAACCTTTGTCAGAGTCAAAGAGAACAAGGTTAAGATATCTTCTCCAGAACAAATCAAGGACTTTGTGCTCAATTATCTGATGGCCAAGAATGAGCTCGATGTGTGGAACTATGCCACCAGGAACCCATTTCTCTTCAATGAGAACTTCATCAATATGATTGACAGCATCAACATCATGATGCTTCAGGACTCAAAGGATTGCTCATATATCCCATTCAAGAATGGTGTGGCTAAAATCACCAAGGACAAGGTCGAGCTCAAGTCATATATCGATGTGGATGGATACATCTGGGAGAATCAAATCATTGAGAGGGATTTCACTCTGTTGGATGACTGCTCAAATGACTTTCAAGATTTTGTCAGCAAGGTGTCAGCCGATGACGCTGGTCGAGTGGATGCACTGGAGACAACACTCGGATATCTGATGCACACATACAAGGATAAGACCGACCAGAAGGCAATCATATTCAATGACCAAGAGATTGATGACAACCCGAATGGAGGGAGTGGAAAGTCCCTGATGCTGGCAGCACTCGGAAACCTTCGCAGAGTGGTCAAGATTGATGGCAAGAGCTTCAATCCATCCAAGTCAGACTTCGTTTATCAGCGAGTCAACCTCGATACGCAGATTCTTGCCTTCGATGATGTTCGCAAAGCATTCGATTTCGAGCAGCTCTTCAGCCTAATCACCGAGGGAATCACTGTCAACCGCAAAAACAAGGATGAGATATTCATCCCATTCAACCGATCACCAAAGATTGTCATCACAACCAACTATGTCATCAGTGGTGCTGGCTCATCTCATGACCGCAGAAGGCATGAGCTTGAATTCTATCAGTACTTTCACTCGAAAAGGAGCCCACTCGATGAGTATGGCCGACTCTTATTCGACTCCTGGTCTGATGATGACTGGCTTAAGTTCGACAACTATATGGTCAAGAACCTCCAGAAGTTTCTCACCAATGGATTGATGAAAGCCATCAGTATCAATGCCGATGCCAAGCGATTCATCCAATCAACTTGCAAGGATTTCTTTGATTGGGTGGAGGAAGGCAACCTCGCAGCAGATGTCTATCACTACAATGGCAGCAAGATTCAAGAGTTCACCTCTGAATTCACCTCATTCAAGGAGCTGGAGCCACGCAGATTCCTCAAATGGGTGCAAGCATATGCCGATTATAAATCACTGAATATGACTCGTGGTCGCAATCACAATGGAAGATACTTCCTTCTCGAGTCTGGTGCTCCCAAGCCGACTCCAGAATCTGATGACATTTGGGATGAGTTAAACGAAAAGGCGAAGCAATGACAAGACAACACCGACAACTGCTCAAAGACCTTGAGCTCAAGCACAAGATGCAGAAGTATCCAAAGACTCCACCGAATCTCTTTGCACTGACACACTGGAATGACAACGGAGCCAATGCACTGACCAAGTCAATCATCGCATTCCTCCAGTTCAACAATTGCCAAGCAGAGCGAATCAATACAATGGGAGTCTATCGCAAGAAATACCGCACTGATGGAGTCGCAATCGGTGGACAATGGACAAAGGGAACCGGAACCCCTGGCTCTGCTGACATCTCTGCCACGATCAAAGGCCGCTCGGTCAAGATTGAGGTGAAGTATGGCAAGGACAGACAGTCCGATGCACAGAAAGCATACCAGAAAGCCATCGAGGAAGCTGGTGGTGTGTATATTATTGCAAGAGATTTCGAAGGATTTCTTGATTTTTATACACAATTCTGCGAATCAATCAAATAAAATAGTATATTTACAATTCAAAACAACATAATATGAGCAAAACAACAATGACTATCTGGCAGAAATTACACGCTGCCAAGCAGCAGATTGGCAAGGTTGCCAAGAATGCAAAGAATCCACACTTCAAGAACTCGTATGCAGACATCAATGCTCTGCTTGACACGGTTGAGCCAATCCTTCACGAGCATGGACTGCTTCTCTTGCAGCCAGTCAGTGGTACTGATGTGGTCACTCGCATCATCGACATCGAGACTGGTGAATCGGTCGAATCATTCATGACTCTTCCAATGATTCCAGACCCACAAAAGACCCTTGCTGCTGTGACTTACTTCAGAAGAGGTACAATTCAATCCTTGCTATCATTGCAAGCTGTGGATGATGATGGGAATATGGCAGCATCTGCAATACCACAGAAACCAGAGAAGCCAACCATTGACAATGTGAGATTCAAGAAAGCACTCGAATCAATCGAAGCTGGCAAGTACACAGCAGAGCAATTGAAGGCCAACTACTCGCTCAATGAAGCTCAACTCAAAATGCTTGCACTATGAAATGGCATCCATCGCAAATCGGTAAACTGATGACCAATGGCAGAGCCAAGGACAGCATCGGAGAAACAGCCAAGAGCTACATCAAAGAGTGTGCGAAGCAAGATTTTTACAACTACACCACAGAACTCAACAATAAATACATCTGGAAAGGTAGAGAGCAAGAGCTTGAGTCAATCACACTCATCAACTCGGTGAGATTCACTGACTATGTCAAGAATGAATTGACTGTTGAGAATGACTATCTCATCGGAACTGCTGATATTGTCATCGACCAGAGAGTCATTGATGTCAAGACATCGTGGTCACTCGATACATTCCCAGCATTGATGGAAGATGCAGTCAACCCACTCTATGAATGGCAGCTCCGAGCATATATGTTGCTATATGACAAGCCATGTGCCGAGCTGATATACTGCATGGTCACCACTTGGGATGAATTCCTCAATGAATATGAGAACCTCCAGCTCCACAGAGTCGACCACATCAACCCAGAGAAGCGAATCACAGCACTCTGGTACGATAGGGATGAAGATATCGAGGCCAAGATGATTGCTCGATTGAAAGAGGCATCCGATCTATATCATGAATATTATACACAACTACAAAATAAGTGATATGACACCGAAAGAAAAAGCAGAAGAAATATTTGAAAAATATATAGATATTCAAACAAAAATTGAATGGACAGATAACGAAGTTTTTTTGAAAACATGCGAAGCACTTAATATGGTGATATCTTCAGATGCAGAAAAATATTGGCATGAATTAGCAAAACAATCTGCATTGATTGCAGTTGATACAGTTCAAAACCTATGCTGGGGGAATAACCAAGTAGGTATAGAACATTGGGAACAAGTTTAACAAGAAATACACAACCTTTAATAAATAACAGAATGGAAGAGTTAAAAGCAAAAGGCACAATCCACCTAATCGGTGAGCCAAGACAAGTAAGCGAAAAGATGAACATCAGAGAGTTCGTGCTCTCAATCGGTGACAAGTACCCACAGCTGGTTCAGTTCCAAGCTGTCAATGAGCGAGTGAAGTTCCTTGACAATGCAAAGGTCGGTCAGGAGTGTGAGGTCAAGTTCGACCTTCGAGGCAGAGAGTACCAGAGCAGATACTATGTATCATTGAATGCTTGGGATATCAAAATCACAGAATCAAATGCACCAGTATATGAGGTCTCTGACGATATTCCTTTCTGATGGCGAGAACATTCGGGACTTCATCCATAGAGAGCTGGAGTCCCGACTCTCAAAACGATATCGAATGACTCACTTGGCTGAAGATATGGATTTGAACTATCACACATTGACCAGATTCATGAAGGGTGAAGGTGTGAGTGATGAGTTCTATATCAAGGCATTCGACTTTTTAATCAAATGAGGTACTTCATCGGATATGTTGGCACCAGGAATCAGAACCTTGACAACATAGTCAAGCGAATTGAGGACTTATTCAATCAGATGGGAGGGATTTCATATTGCATTGTATTAACTTTTTCGGAGGAAGTACACATCTCCGAAGTAACACCAGAAGAATTCTATGGCCAAGCCGCTTCACTTAACTGACCCAATTGTTCTCAAGGTACTGGCAAAGTATTCAGAGAGATCGCAAAGAGGCATCGAGAAATATGGGCAGACACTCATGCGTGATGACCTCAACCTAATTGAATGGCTGAACCATCTCCAGGAAGAGCTGATGGATGCCACTCTTTATATCGAGAAATTAAAGCAAGAACTCAAATGAAAATCGAAATCACTCAACATGGACACACAGCATCCTATGAATTCTCTCACGAGGATGTTGCACTCGAGGAGCTGATATCAGTGCTCGAGAATCTCATCAAGCTGACTGGATACTCATTCAGTGGTGACCTGACAATCGAAGAGCCATCCAAGCCATGCTTTTATCTCGATGGATGTGATGGAGAGAGATGTCATAATTGTAAGCATATGCCACTGACGAGTGGAGCGTAACCTACCGAGTAAGTCGGTTCTCATCGTAGGGAGATATGTTAGCCTTCCGAGAAAAAGGCATTTTTTAAACCTTTAAACAACAAGAACAATGAAAGAAGTAATTAGTCAAAATGAAATTAAACTTTGGATAGACAAATGGTCAAAATTAAAACCTTCACCTCAAAGAGATATGGTAATAAAAATATGGTCTAAGTTAATTACTAAAAAACAAAAATAATGACACCAAAAGAAAAAGCATTAGATTTAATAAGTAAAATGGAAAAAGATTTCCAATATTTTGCAAGTAAACAAATAGCAATACAACACGCATTAATTGCAGTTGATGAGATGTTATCCAATGATGGGTGGAGTAGTAGTAGCAATGAGTGGAATACATTTAAGAACTACTTTGAGCAAGTAAAACACGAACTAACTAAACAACAAGAACAATGAAAGTAACAATTGAAGTATCAGGAATTACGTATTCAGCAGAAGTAGAAGGTGCTAGAGAATTTGATGTGCTAATTGATTTAGTTGTAAACTTATCAAAGGCAGTTGGATATTCAGAAGAAACAATTAATAAAAGAGTAAAAGAAGAACAATGAATAAGATGACAAAATTAGCAATAGCACTTGCTATATCAATAATAGGTAGTTTACTTATTCCAATATTTACACAATGGTATGAACAGCAAACTGGAATAACTCCGATTGGATTTTATTTCGTGTATGTAATGGGTTCTCTTTTCTCAATATTTGCTATTGCTACTAACAATTTTAAGGACCTTTAAACAACAAGAACAATGAAACTAAACAAAGACGACCGCAGAGAAGAGATGGCAGCCATCGGCACGATGATACTGCTCACAGCGATTCTCATATCAATCACCTTAATGACTATCTTTGAACTATGGAACTAATCGGATACCTCGCACTCGGATGGCTAATCGCTCACTTCGAGCCACTTCACTGGGTGATTGACTACATATTCATTCAAGTCATTCCAAGCTCAAAGCTGGGTGATTACATTCACTCGAAATTCGGTTGCTGGAAGTGTATGTCATTTTGGACTACTTTGGCACTTTCTGGCAATATATATATGGCCGCAATCGCATCAATGGTTGCCTACATCATCTCACAATGGATAAACGACTGACACAAGAGGACATTGACTTCATCAATCTGACTGCTCAAATGGAGGAGAAGGAGCGATACACCAAGAAAGTCCTGAATAAACTCAAGGCAATCAAGGTCAGAGTCACTGGTCAAGGAGACAGAGAATGCTTCTGCTCGCAAATCAGACGCAAAATCTGGTACCGAGAATTCACAAATTGGTATGAAAGCAATTCTTGACCGCTACATATCATCACACTATGAGGAAGTATATCGATACACCAGATACTTCTGCTCAAAGTACAATCCGAAGTTGACTATCGATACAGTCATCTCCAATGCATACCTCCATTGCATCGAAATCAATGACAACACCGAGGACATCGGTAAGGTCAAGAGCTATCTGCTCAACTCAATCAAGCGACAAGTCATCTGGAAGAATGTCGACAGCTACAAAGACGAGCGAGTCATGGCATCAGAGCTGGTTGTTCCTGATACATTCGATGATGAGGAAGATATCACCTATAAGATAGCCATCGAGCAGCAGTACCAGGGATGGAAGTCAGCAGTCGACATCTATCGAGATGGCCTCACCGACAACATCAAGCGAATTGTGGCTGAAGCATACTTCGATAAGGGATACACCACAGCACGATCAATGGCCAAATATTTCGATATCCCTATCACATCAGCACACTATCTCATCGCTGACATAAAGAAAACCCTCAAATCTATACATAATGAAGATAAAAGATGAATACAAAGGCAAGACGATTGTCAAAAATACCTCGCTCGGAAACATGAAGGTGGTTGTTGACAATATAGATGTGAGCAAGTACCGATACTATGTGTCCATAGGATTCGGCTATTTGTTCGAAAAGGAGAATGAGACCGCAACAACTGAACAGTGCATTCGATACGAAGGCATTGAGACAGATGAGCAGACCGAAGCTCCAGCACCAACACCAAAACCAACACGAAAAAGAAAGACCAATGCCAAAGCCAACACCAAACGAAACCAAGGATGACTTCCTAAATCGCTGCATGGGCGATGAGGAGGCAGTCAATGACTTTCCAGAGAATGACCAGCGATATGCTGTGTGCATTTCAATGTGGGAGGAGTCAAAGATGAGTGCATTCTCAAAGTTCCGCAGAGCATTCGCAGAGGACAGCTACTCCGACTATCCTGACTCGGTGCGTAACAATGCACGCAGAGGAATCGCACTCAATGAGGAGCTCGGCAACAAGTGTGCGACTCAAGTGGGTAAGGTCAGAGGACAGCAGCTCGCAAATAAGGAGCCAATCTCGGTGGATACGATCAAGAGAATGTATTCATATCTCTCCAGAGCAGAGGTGTACTATGAGAACGCTGACCCCGAAGATTGTGGATATGTTTCATTCCTTCTGTGGGGTGGCAAAACTGGATTGGATTGGTCAGAAAGTAAACTAAAAGGATTAGGATTGATATAATGCCAAAGCAAAAACACATAGAAACACCAGACGATATGTGGCAACTCTTTGTGGAATTCCGCAAATGGGTCAAAGACAATCCACGATATCAGTATCAGCTTTCAAATAAGACTGGAGAAGCTGTGCCAGTTCCATTGGAAAGACCTCTCACAATGGTCGGATTCCGTTCATGGGCAGCAGAAAGACACAAGAGCGTGGAAGATTATTTCGCAAATACGGATGGGAGATATTCTGCGTATACCACAATCTGTCGCACGATAGAGGCAAACATCAAGCAAGACCAAATCGAAGGAGGCATGGCTGGGCAGTACAACCCTTCCATCACACAGCGACTGAATGGTCTCACTGAAAAGACTGACATCACTTCTGGAGGACAAAGCATCTCCGAGGTGAAGGTGAATATTATTCGACCTACTGAATAGATATTTTTATATCTTTGTAGGTCATTGGCTATAGGATAGAAACTGTCCTATGGCTACTGCATTGCCTAAATTTTGAGCTATGGCTGAAATCACAATCGACAGCACTGTCATCTTCGAAAAGAACTTCAATGCACTGGCTGACTCCAGTCTCCGATTCATCATCAATGAGGGTGGCTCACGCTCGAGCAAGACATACTCGCTCTGCCAGATGATCGTGGTGTACTGCCTCCAGAATCCTGGCAAGGTGGTCAGCATTGTGAGAAAGACATTCCCAGCATTGAGGGCAACCGTCATGCGAGATTTCTTTGAAATCATGAAGCAGATGAACATCTACAATGTAAACAATCATAACAAGTCAGAGCACATCTACACCTTCGACAATGAGAGTATCGTGGAGTTCATTTCAGTCGATAATGAACAAAAAATAAGAGGCCGCAAAAGAGACCTCGGCTGGTGCAATGAGGCCAATGAGCTGTGGTTCGAAGACTTCCAGCAGCTGAACATGAGAACCGAGCACAAGCTCATCTTCGACTACAATCCATCAGAGTCATCATCTTGGCTCTATGACCTACCGATGGAGGAGAGCATCATCATCAAGTCAACATACAAAGACAATCCATTCTTGCCAGAAAGCATCAAGCGACAGATTGAGGACCTCAAGCGAACCGATGAGGCACTATATCAAATCTATGCACTCGGCGAGAAGGCCATCAGCAAGAGCAACATCTACTCCAATTGGACATTCGTCAAGCATAGGCCAGCGAAGTTCGTCAACTTTGTCTATGGCCTTGACTTCGGATACAATCACCCCACCGCACTGATGCGAGTGTACTGGTGTGACAATGACATCTACATCGAGCCAGTTATTTATGAAAGCTACCTGACAACCACCAACCTCATCGAGCGGATGGAGCAGATTGGCATCGAGAAATATGTGACCATCGTGGCTGACTATGCTCGACCCGAAATCATTGCCGAGATGAACAATGCTGGATACGATGTGCAGAACGCAAACAAGGTGGTCAAGAAAGGCATCGACAACATCAAGACATTCGGTGTGATGTGCGAGGATGACCCACGCATCAAGAAAGAATACGAGAACTACAAATGGAAAAAGGTCGGTGACATCATAACCGATGAGCCAGTGAAGCTCTTCGATGATGCCATGGATGCTGTGCGATATGCTGCCACCCACATTCGCCAGGAGTACTATACCGATGACTCGTACTTTGCGTTCTAAACACTTGGCCACAAATCTGCAATATAGGTATGGCAATATACAACCAATCATGGCTTCACACCATACTGCATGACCTCAATGGTGCAGTGGTCAATGAAGATATCTGGCAGTCAATCTGCTACCACTATGGAGTCACCACTCCAGTCAATGGCTCATGGCTCCAAGCTCTATGTGATTTCTTTGATGTCAACCACGATCTCGGTGAGGCATGGATTCAATCCTTGGCTGAAGATTTCGGTGCGACTGCTCCAGTGAATGGAAGCTGGTTGCAAGCATTGGCTCTCCAGATTCAAGGGACTGCCGACTTGATTGACTTACTGCTTGCCAGAATCGCAGCAGATGGAGGAACCTTCGAAGCTGAAGCGTGCCTCGAGCAAACATTAAACACTTTTGAAATATGAGTCTACTTGACACAGCATCCCTAATTGTAACACCAAACGGATATAAGGAGGGCAAATTATATTCCGTTATTCCGTCAGATGGTTCTGGCGATATGTCAGTAACACGAGCGACCACAGCAACACGAGTTAACTCTGCTGGCTTGGTGGAGTTAGTGCCTTACAACCTATTCACTTATTCGGAGCAGTTCGACAACGCTGATTGGAGTAAGTCAAGCGGTACAATTACTGCTAATAGCACAACCGCACCAAATGGAACTACAACGGCAGATACTTTTACGGGTAATGGAGCGTTAAGTAATCACGACTTTTTTGAGGGGGTTACGGGTGGAGCAAATACAACCGCTTCAATCTATGTAAAAAAGAACACCGCACAATATGTATATATCTCGCTTAACTACCAAAGTTCAGGTGTGAATTGGGCAACGGGTGTTTATGACCTTGACAACCTAACTACCGCTACCTTTCAAAGTGGTGGTGTAACAAATCAAGTTGCTACAATTACAGACGAGGGTAACGGGTGGCGTAGAATTACATTAAGCGTAGATACTGCAAACACTTCTCTATATTGTATGTATGGTTTAGCAGATTCAATGAGTCCAACGCTTGGTTCAAGGGGTAGAGTTGAAAATTCAAGTTCGCAATCTTTCTATGCTTGGGGTGCTCAACTTGTCGAAGGCTCAACCGCTAAAGACTACCAAAAAACGGAAACAAGACTTAACATACCAAGACTTGACTACTCAAACGGAACTTGTCCAAGTTTACTTGTAGAGCCGCAGAGG